TAAAGCTCCGTATTGCATTTCGCTCATGGCAGTGGGCCACGAACAGGCTCTTTCCTTTTACCGCAAGAGGTCTCACCTTGCGCTCCGACTCCTCACCGTTTTCTTTACGGTAGGTGATATGTACATCCTTTTCCCTGCCGCGCGCGTTATGACGAATCGCTTCGTTAATCAGCTTAACGTGCTCGGGGTGCAGCTTCTTGCTGCGAAGGGTGCGGATGTGTTTGATCTCCCTCATTACTTATCGTCACCCATTCCCATTATAGTTTTAAAGAACGGTTTGTGGTACTTCTCGGCCTTTAGCTTGGCGTCTTCTGGGCTGTGAGTACTGTGGGTTGTGCCGAAGTCTTTATTGGATTCACGCATTGCTTGATACCCTTCCAGACCACCGCCCAAAGCCCCACCTAGAAGAGCAGCTATTGCGGAGCCTTTAAGAGCCGCTTTGCCCTCTCCTTTTCCAAAAGGATTGTTCTTAGCATTAAGAGCTGTACCGATAAGAGCGCCCAGAGGCATTGATAGAATACCTCCTACCAGTCCGCCAGCGGCAGCACTTGCTCTTCTATACTTACTTTTCTCTTCTTCGTTTCTAAGGGGGAATTTATGAACATATTGTGTAACAAGTCCGTTATCACCACCACTTACTGTCGCAGCCCTCTTTTCAAACCCATCCCAAAATCCTTGCATATCCTCACCCCGATATTGTTTTTAGTACCATCGCTCTGGCCCACCCCGGCCTGCGCTTATTTTTGTTCGCCTCATGCACAAGTTTCTTGATCGCTTCAGGGCGAACATTGTGTATCCACCCCACCGATGGGACTTCCCCCATCTCTCTGATCTTTGCTGGAACTTTGGCATCCATCCCCGCCATGGTCTTTTTAAGGTAACCATGAACCGCTCTATCAGTAGGATCGCTACTTCTCTTCATGACTGAAAGAAGGTTCTCCATGTATCTTTTGAGAATCTTCTTATTTGTCATGGCACGCTTCTCGAAGCCATACCAGAATACCTCCACGGTAATCTCCTAACCAACTGATTTACCAGGCGTATCCGATAAAATCGTATTCAGAAGCTACCCCGCCCCAGCCGCCTATGATGTTCTTTGCGATCTTCATGTTTCGCTTCTTCACTTCATAGTCGTTGGCGAAGTTGATAGCCCACTGCATGTAGTAGTTGCTCTTATTGAAACGCATAAAGCTAGAGCCCCCTGCTTGGTATTGCAGTTCGTTTCTAGCTTGGTAGAGCCCTTGACTTTTAAGTACTTGGATCACCGCCCCATGCATGAGCAGGTAAAGGCTAGGATAGTTGTTGATGTCCACTCGGTCTATGAACGGAGACGTGCTATTCCAGTCTGAAATAGCCATCTCAAGGGCAAAGGTCAGCATCTCAAGATTCGACTCTTCCTTGCGGATGAGCCTATTGAGCTCGGGGGTATCTCTCAGAAATAATCTGAGGTACCTACGCGCCCTTTCCATCCGGCTCGTCGCCTGTACTGACTGCAGTGCCATCGATGCTCCTTAAACAGTGGCTCCCTCAGAAGGGGCTACTGACCCAGTAGCAGGCGCTTCTTGTTCGAACCGCTGTTTTCTCTTTAGGTTTTTATCGGCTCTTACGACAAAGTTCGGCTCGCCGTCAGGGTTAACCATGCTGTTCTCACCCCTGGCAACCGTATTATCATTACCCATCTCCACCGCTGTAGCCCGTACCCGCTCTGCTGCGGAGTTGTGAGCGATACTGTTTGCAGCATGCTCGTCGGGATCCAGAATCGAAGACAGCTTTCCATCTTTATTTAGTGTGTGCTTCTTGAGCACTTCTGTGACATCACCGATCTCTTCGATACGGATAAACCCGCCTCTTTGAAGTCTCAGCATGCCTTCGTTTAGAAAGTCTGTAATTCGTGGCCTGTTGGTGTCCACTTTTATAATGTCACCTGTGGTGTTCCTAAACTGAACGCCGTGGCCTAACTTTTCTGTCCATGATCTTACGTCTACACCTGACTTGTTCAGCTTTGGTGGCTTCACCGTGGTGTTGATTACCTTATACTTCGACATGTGTTTCTCCGTTTTAATAAAAGTGGGCAGCGAATAAACGCTGCCCACGATCTCTAAGTAACTTAGATGGTTCCACCGACAGGAATCGGATTTGGAACGTCCATTTCGATCTTAGCGATCGACTTGATGTTACCAAAGCCGTGGCCGATGTATTCCCATGTTTTCCACATAACAAGGTCAGCTTCTTTCTTGATCCAGAACTTCATGTCCGCGAGGATGAAGCTGTTTCCAAGATAAGCCGGCTCAGTGAAGGCCCATACTTCACCGGGAAGCAAGATGTCGTGCTTGTTGGTCACAACGAGCTTGCGGCGAAGAATGGTCTGATACTTGTAGCCGTCTACGCTGATTTCGGACGCCAAAGGAGAACCGATATCAGTAGCAGGTTGGATCATGTAGTCGTCATAATCGACGGTGTTCATGAGGCACATATCAGCAACCAAACCGTTGTCGAAGTCGATCATTTTGAAAAGAGAGTTCATCTCTTTTCTGTCAGCCATTGTAGCTGAAGAAACAAGGCGCTTGCCTGTGAGGGCGATCGCAGCTTCTGCATGCTCAATAAACTTGATGTCTTCTACTTTTTGGATGTCCTTGATGCTGTTCTCTTCGATCACTTTTGTGATCGGATAATCGTAAGCTAAAAGCTCGCCTTCAGACTTAACGAATTTCTCCGACTCGATCTTGTAGAACGGAATCGCATAACGCTTGCCTTGGATGTAGCGCTCGTCTGCTTCAGAAGCAAAGTTGATTGCCATTGCTTTTGAATCATGCTCGATGTCTACGATCTTGACAAGAGTGTCATGGTCTGTAGATCTGGTCAGATCTGCTCTGGTTACAGATTCCATTGGCTGGATTCTGCGGCCAAAACCAATCTCCCTGATTCTGGTTCTTACGAAAGCTGCGCCTGCAGCTGCTGACTTACGAATGCCCTCTACTGTATCCAACTGCTCAATAAAGAGGTTGTTGAATGTTTGGGCGTCTAATCCTTGATGCATAGCTAAATCTCCTTAAGATTAGTAGGGCTTATTCTACGCCGCCCAAAGTTTCAAACACTAGGTAGCCATTGCCAACTTCAAGAACGCGTGCGTGCTTAGGCTCGCCTGTGCCCCATGAAGTAACAGTGGACTCACCTGCCCCAAGATCCTTAACTGTGAGGTAGTCGCCTACATTGTAGGTCTGTGCCTCAAAGTTTGAAGTCTTAACCACTACTGGGTGACTCATGATCAAAGTCACTTGTCCAGTTGCTCTTGAGTCAAAGCGATCTGTTCCAGCAAGAACCAAATAGCTTCCACCTGCAGGAGTTGTGCTTGGACGCTCTGCTTTGCCATCGACATTCAGAACTGCCCACTCACCTTTTGCAAAGAAGGCGCCAGTGGCAATCTTCTTATCGACCCGATACATTTTCTCGAACCCACGAAGTACTTCTAGGCTCAAGTCACTTGTTGACAAATCCTCGCCGATCGGTGCAACGCGGATGTCAGAGACTGATACTACCATCTCATCCTCCAAAAAATTTAAAGTTCGTCACCTAGGATAGCGGCCTGGAATTTTTCCGCCGAGTCTACAGCAGCTTTGGGATCTCTCGAATCGAGTTCTCCAAGCTTTACGTTACCTCCTGCCAATTCCAATGCTTTCTCCAAAACAATAAGATCCTCAGTTACAAGCGCGGCTAGTTTGGTCTCCAGCTCGCCATACGTCTTAGGAAGAACCTCATAGCCGAGCTCTGCTTTTTTATACAGAAGTCTGAGGGCCTGCCCACGCTTCTCATGCCCCTCATTCTTCTCGTGAAGATGGAGCATTACGGAAGCTGCTTTTTCTCGTAGATGTTGATCATTCATATTTTTGTCACCTTGATCGCGTTTCTTCGTCAAAGCTTTAATCCCTTTCTCTAATCCTACTCCAATTAGAATAGGTTCGGCAATATCTCTTGCCTTCATTAAAGGTGCAAGTGCCGAGGATCTTGTTATTTCTTTCTCAAGACCTTTACCCCAAGGCACCTTCTCTTTTACTCGAAACAAGGTTTTGCCGCCGGGTATCTTCTCTAGAACCCTGCCTACAGCGGCGTCGGCTCTCATAGCAGGGGCGCTGATATATTTCCAGCTGCTACCCCTAACCTTTGCTACGCCTTTTGCCCCGCCGATAACTTTCTCGGCCAGCGACTTGATTGGCCATAGTAGCAAAGAGCCATCCCCAGAAGACATGTTCTGGCGGATCATCCCCTTCCAAGCCTTGTCAGGATTAACCCCATGAACGCTCTTTTTAAACCATTCTGGTGTCTTGTGTGACACCAGCTTCATAGCCTCCTCTGCTATATCCCGCTCCCCACGGAGCTTGGATAGAGTGGTTCGTACGCCTCCTATGTTTTTCAAAAGACCTTTAATAAAAGCCTCTTTATTCATAGTGCTACAGACCATCCCCTTTAGCATTCTGCTACCCTCTATTCAGCCAAGGAATCATAGAGACTACCGACACAAACTTTGGCGACGCCTTTTTCTCGACGTATTCCGAAATCTGCTCGTCGTTAAACCCTGCGGTCTTTGCCTGGCCTTCGAAGTGGGCAACTCTTACGATCTCTTCCAAGTTGATAAGCGTATCAACAATGGCGATCGCCTCTGCGATTTTAACTGTGAGGCCGGGCTGTTCTGCCGACTCAGGAGTTTTACGCAGCTGCTCTGCCAGCTTAAATACTGTAGAAGAGTCGACACTTTCTGACTTCTTGGATGCATGCTTGGTCATAATTTGCTCTGCTTCTGCCAGCAAAGCTCCGACAGATTTACTCATGCTGCCATTCTCCTTAGAATTCATTTTCCATAGAAAGAGGGCCGAAGCCCCCTAAGACTTGTTAGTCTTTCTTCTTAGCAGCATAAGCGCCTGCTCCACCAGCACCAAGGAGTGCTGCGTAAGGACCAACTAGCTTGCCGCCGCCTTTAGCAGCTCTGCCGTAATCCTTGCTTTTGAGGCCCTTTTTAACGTCCTTGACTGCTCCGCTGTGATAGCTCTTTACAGCCTTCACACCTTTTTCAGTCTTCTTAGCTACTTCCTTCTTAGCGCCTTTTCCCCACTTCTTTGCAGAAGCTCCAAAGCCTTTTACCTTCTTGCCTAAGCCAGCAAGAAACGCTTTCGCGCCTTTAGCTGCGACTTTTTCTTCCAAAAATGGCATGAGATAAGCCATCTCGTCACCATGGCGCTCTTGGCCAAGTTTACGAAGACCATCAACATAACCTTTTTCGATGAAAGCGCCGAGCTCTTGGGCAACTTTCTCAGACTCACTATCAACGTGGATAGAGTTGTCTACTTCTTCTGCACTTGCAACTTTGGAGAAGTACTCATCCATGCTGTCAGCTGTTTCAGCAGCCAGCTTGTTGAAGCCTACTTCGTACATTTCTGTGGCAAGTTCAAGACGTGCGGCAGCTTCTTTTTCAAAAGCTCCAAGGTCCGTATTCACTAAATTTTGATCTTCAGGGCTCAAATCTTCGAATTTCATATCTTTACTCCTAGAGTTAAAATGTCAAAAACAAACAGAAACCATTCTCAGCTAGAGATTAATCTAACTGGGACAACAAGATTGCCTTGCGCATAGCAGCGTCCATAACGGCAGCATGCTTAGCTTCGTAGTGACCAACAGTGCGCTCATCGTTCTTAGGAGGCAGCTCATTGGTGTACTCAGGATCTGTGTCGATCTTGTCAGCAGCATCGCCTGCTTTGTTTGTTTTAGACGCTTGTGGAGGAGTCTTGTCACCTGTGTGAGCGTTACCGTCTTTGTCAGCAGCTGTAGCAGCGCTGATGGTGGCACCACCAGTAAGGGCGTTAGCAATCTTCTCAAGGCGACGATCAAAACGATCTGCGAAGATATCATAAGCGCGTGCGCCGATGTTCTGCTCATGAGCAATCTTCTCTTGCTCTTCAGCAGTCTTAGAAAGATCAGAATCTTCTGGAAACAGCTGATCGAAAAGAGAAGCTGTGTAGTCAGAAGCCTTTTTCTCTTCTTCCTCTTCCTCTTCTTCTTTCTCTTCTGCTTCTTTTTCTTCTTCTCCCTCGTCTTCGTCCTTGTCTTCAGCAGCAAACTTGCCAAAGCCTAGCTCTTCTGCAATCCGGTCAAGCTCATCGCTACCTTCTACAGATGCTACTTTAACGTTCTCTTCCAGACCAAATCCACTACCCAAAAGTTCTTTCATCGTTGGCATAATACATATCCTCCATGCCTGTTTAATTGTTCCCTGACACTGTGTGTTTGTTCGGATCTTTTTTCTCTCTGTGCTTTTTGAGGAGGTTTGATCCTGCCTCCAAAGCGGCTTGATCGAAAAGACCTTCTACGATTCTACCCGGAAGATTCGCCTTTCCCATAGCCAAGGGCCATATGAGGGAGCTAGACAAAAAATCCTGTGCGTCTGCTATCTTATCAAAAGGATCTTCAGATGCATGTTTTAAATGCGATCCTATCCCAGATACAAGTTTTTTAGCGTGCTCGATAGCACTCCTTGTACTAAAGGGACTCCCCTTGGCAGATAACACTGCGTCGGCAATCAGAGCTGCGCTAATAACGTCAGGGTTCGACCGGATAAAACTTTTTACCCGACCTTCTTCGTCAAAAGGGCTTAACTCTTTTTGCTTCTGCAAAACACCCGATGCCATGTAGGCTGCAGGCACACCTAAAAATAGCCTCTTCGCTGCGGATCCCATGTGGTATCCGATTTTTAGTAAAGGCTTTTGCTTTAGAGCCTCAATCCTGGAAAACATGTCGTTGGTATCGGGGCGGGCATCGGCTTGCGGTGACGAATACTGTCCAGAAGCCTTGGGCCCTGTAACAGTATTAAATAGCTTGATAAGACCATAACCAAGCGCCGTAGCAAGTCCTGCTCCGGCAGATGTAGCTAAAATCTTGTCAACTCCTTTGAGGGTTGCCTTGGGTGCGGTCTTAAGAAGAGCCGCATAGGCACCGGCGGCTGCCAGAAGTGGCAGCATGGGGCCGAGAGGTTTTCTCTCGTCCTCTGATATCTTTATGAGAGTCGGCTGCTGATATTCCTGGCCGCTCTTGATCATGATAATTAGTCTTTTGCCCAGATGCGGGGCGGCGTAGCTTCTTCCTGCCATA